ATTAGTGCACATGTTTTTTATTCGTAAATACATCACCACGATTAGCAGGGTATCGAATGGCTTTTCATCAAGAATTTATTGGACTTGAATCACTCCCATTTGCGGACCCATCAAATATAGTAATAATAGAGAATTTCGTATCTAGAGAGCATTTGGTAGAGGTGCTCGATTATTGTCTATCAATAACAGAATGGCAATCGCAAAGTGAACTTGGTTCTGACAGTATCCACACGCCAGAGATGATTGAGCAAAACTCTAAAAAAATTTTTTCGATTATGCAAGAATACGTAGATGAGGTTCAGAGAAGGGTTGAATTTAAATTTGGAAGATTTCTCGAAAGAACAAAACCAGGTATAAGAAAGTGGAATCCAGGAGAAAGTCAAGACGTACACGCCGACGGGGAAACTGCCGCCGGTTGGCCCGCGTATAACTACATAGTTGACTATGGTTCAATTATTTATCTAAACGATGAATACGAGGGTGGAGAATTGTTTTTCCCAAAATACAATATTCACATAAAACCCAATCCAGGGACATTGGTGTTCTTTCCATCAACAAATATGTATGCGCATGGGGTTACGGAAGTAAAGGAAGGATTTAGGTATACGTCTCCTCATTTTTGGATTCCAGTAAAAAGTAAAATTCTCATGGAAATGGCAGTCATGGACGGCCGAGAGTAAACCGCAAATTTGAAACGTCTTTACCATCTACACATACCTCGAACATCAGGACTTGGAATTTGTCATTCGCTGTGGAAGACATTTGCCAACAATGGACTTCCGTCAGATGTATTTTCGCCAGATGTTTCAACGTTGATGTACGACCATAACGCGATGCTTGACTACCCTTTTATATCAGGTCATTTTGCAAGAAATCCAATAATTGAAAGCAATGGCGACTTGAATGTGTTCTCTTTGGTCAGGGAGCCAGTCGAACATTATCTGAGTATTGCTGCATATGTTTCCATAAGCGCTGGTAAAAAAATGTCCAATGACTACATGGACGAATTTCTTTATGGGAATATAACCCCATTTGGAGTAAATGAACTATTTTCCAACTCAGGAAACATACAGTCGAAGATGCTTTTCTGCAGAATCACCTTCGTGGATAAGTCTCTTGTGGCGCTGAGTAATGAAGATGTACAGAACGAAAAAAATATTGTCTTCATAGAAGCAGACATGCCGAGTGAAGAAAAAATAAAAGAATCAATTGACTCGATGAATCTATTCGCTATGAAAGATAGGCGTATAGCGATTGAGTGGCTACGAGGTGTGGTGTTGAAATCACACGGTTTTACGCTGGACAGCACTGTCTACAGTAGGGTTAATGGCTCGGAAAAAAATGGTTTCACACCAGATATCTCCCACGTAAGAGAAATAAAAAAACGCTCAGAAGTAGACGATTACCTGTATAGGCTTGTTTTGGAAGAATAATTTGATATTGTTGCCGCATGCAAGAAGATGCAAATTCCCCGTGGAGAATAAAACCCGGTCATTTTGGGGATGGGTTAGAAAATATCCACATATTTGAAAACTTCATTGATAATGACGACCTAAAAGTCATTCAAGATTTTTGCCCGACAATAAACGAGTGGAATAACTCAAAAGAGAGCGTTTACGCCGAAGATGGAACATGCCTTTATAACGCTGATTACTGGAATGATAGGCAATGCAGCAGTGATATTCTACAAAGACTCTCCATGCCGGTTTTTAAAATAATTGATAAATACATCACAAAGATGCAGTTAGAACTTGAGAGAATTTACGACCTACGGCTATCTCCTCGCCCACCAGTAATCATGAAGTGGAGGCCGGGAATCGAACAGCGACCCCATGCCGACAAGCAACTAAACAATGGTGAACCCAATGCGTTTGTTGATTATGATTTGAATTCCCTGTTTTACTACAATGAAGATTTTGAAGGTGGAGAACTTTATTACCCGCAACACGACTTGACCATAAAACCGAAACCCGGATTGGCTATTGCTCACCCAGGAGACGTTAATTATTTACATGGAGTCACCTTGGTTACCAAGGGGTATAGGTACACAACACCATCGTTTTACACTGTGCTGTAAGCAATGATTTTAATTCAAAAGAATTTTATAAAACCGAAAGAATCTGACCTACTCCTTGATTCGATTAAGGAGATAGGTTCGCCGCCCAACCTTGCAGAAGATGACCACTCAACCGGCTATTACAGCAAATCCGCCTTACTAGAGTCCGACGTCTTCGCATACGGAATATTTAATGAGATATGCGAGCGAGTTTTGGGTTTAGCAGAAAAAGTATTTGATTTAAGCCTAGAACTAGACCAAGCCACCCTCATTAAGGTTATTCCTGGAAACACAACCGAAGAACACGCAGATAGTCAGAATCTTGACGGAACCCCAAAAACGGGCTGTAGTAATTTTCTTATTTCGGCAGTTGCGTACCTAAATGATGATTTCACTGGTGGGGACCTAGTTTTCCCGACAATGAAACACAGATACAAACCAGTCCCAGGGGATTGTGTAATATTTCCAAGTCATTTACAATATAGCCACTATGTGGATAGCGTCTTTAGCGGGGAACGAATAAGTTTGGCAATGTGGTTCTCCGGAGTATACTGAGGCAATGAGAAACATTGATGTCGAGTACATAGGTGACCCCAAAGCTGGGTTTTTGGTTTATAGAAACATACTTACCGAAGACCTTAGAATTCCAGAACGCCTAGAAGCAACAATAGGAGACAGCACCACTCCTCCCTATTCGTGGATGCAGGCCCTTGTCGGTGATGGTCAAGTAATGAAGGATTACAGGGATTGCGTTGACTGCAAGATGAGCCCGGCACATCTTCAAAACTGTCCAGAGCAATACTCAGAACTCATCAACATATACAACGACACTGTCGTTGGATTGACAGCATGCCTTCAGGACTATGAATCCAGATACAACATTCGTATGGATTTTATGGAAGCAATAAATTATGTTCGCTACACCCAGGGCCAGCATTTTAATGTTCACGCCGACCATGGATTCTCGTATGTCTGCACTGTCTCGTCTATTATGTATCTGAATGACGACTACGAAGGCGGAGAGTTGTGGTTCCCCTATTTGGATATAACTTTCAAGCCTCGATATGGCGACATCGTGCTATTTCCATCTACTTTCATTTACGCTCACGCAGCGAAGCCCGTCACCAAGGGGACAAAGTATTCGGCTGTAACCATGTTTGATTACAACGATAGGTTTCATGGTCGGTGGCAGGGCTATGGGAAAGACGTGAACGGCAATTCCCTCGAGTATGGTCCAGGGATTGTCGGCATCAGCACAAATCAAGCAAATCGTTTTACCTTCACGCAATGACGAAAATAACTCTTAAAAAAACTCACCAGAACCCACCGCTGATTCAACAGTCTCGCATAAAGAGGGATTGGATGGACGCGACGTACAACAAACACGCTTACCAGTGCCTACCGATGACGGTGGCAAACGTTTACGGATGGGAGCTTCAAATGGAAGAAGAACTCGTCGTTCAGTGGGATGGGGGAAATACCCCTCCGGCGATTCTCTCCGGGGAGATAACCGCGTCCGGCAGGGTGCAGGCGGTGTCTTCAATCATCGGCATGATTTCCATCAATATGGGATGGGTGATAAATACAGAGGAAGGATTTAACACCTGGATTTCTGGTCCGCCCAACTATTTCATGGATGGCGCCGTTCCCCTAACAGCTACACTACCAAGTTATTGGTGGCCAGACGAATCCCAGATGAACTGGAAAATTACAAAAATTGGAGAGCCAGTTGTTTTTGAGGCGGGCTCACCTTTTTGTTTCTTTAATATCTATGACAACACGGTTTTGGAGGGCTCTGAAATCTCGGTTCAGAATCTCTGGGACGACAAGGACCTTGTCCGGTCCCGAATGAAATACGGTGACGCAAAAGCAAGAAATAACGCGGAAAATCCATGGACTTGGACCAAGGGAATTAAAACAGGTGTTGACGCAGACGGCAAACGGATAGGGCCCACCTTTGCCGGACTGCCCAAACTGGCCAATCCCTAGTATAGAATTAGGGTACAATTGGGGTGTCCGGACGACTACAGGCACAATGGAGACAGTATGAAATTTGAATCCTCATTTACAACCCAGGAGAAGAAGCTCGTCTACCAGCGCACCCTCAAGGACCTGGAGAGACAGCTCATGGAGAGACTCATTCAGGAGGGTTTTGACCCTGACACGTTTGATGACAAGAACTTCGTACCGGGCTCGGACCACCACGGGATGATTCATGGCCACAAGTTGATTGTTGACTTCCTTGCAAAAATCAGCAACATCAAGTCAAAGATTGCAGAGTAATCTCAAAACATGGCACTGACATCCGAACAATTAGCGAAGGCAAAAGCTGAAGCGATTCAGATACTTGAGTACTCAATCTATACGCTTGCATTCACTTTGGGCGTGGAGGACGATGACCTTGATGCGGACATGGAGAACCCAGTCAACCTATCCGTTAATGAAAATAGCGCATTGCTTGCACAGTACGATGCTTTCGAATGTCTAAAAATGCAATTGGCGGCGCTAGCAAGACTACAGGGATAAATTCGCCATGAAGATAAATCCCAGAATTCCAAGAAAAATTTCAATAGTCGAAGAAGCTATTAACTCAGGGAGATACGAAATCTGTCCTGATATTGACCCAGATTTCCCCAACATACAAGAGCCGCAACATAATCCCAATAGGGATTCTCAAGTTGCTAGATGGAACCCTGAATTGTTCTCATACGAGCTCCCTGATGGTGCGACATTTTTTTGTGACCTTCTGCAATCAAACGACCCACAAAAAAAATGGGAAGAAACGGAGCCGGGCGATTTTATGCGTGACGAGTTGGTGGAAGAGATTGCAAGGGAGCTTTCGAATGAGGCATAGGCTTGCTGGCGAAGGAGATTTGTACGATGCGGAAGAAGAAATCAATTACAACGAAAAACAGCTCGCAATATTCGCCAATATTCTTGATTTGGACCCACTAGACATAGATTCTATGGATATAGAGGTCGTCGTAGTTAGGCTACGCGCAATGTGGAAATATAGTAGCGACCTCAGGGGCTCAATTGAGCCAACATACACGAATAATGCCATACCTAGATTTCTTTCAAAAATGAACGCTTCGCTGACCGACCGTGCAAGAAAAGCAAATTGGAATTACGCTCTCGCCAAGGCTGCCAAAAATGGATAACAGACAACTAAGAACAGCGATGGTGACAACGGCCATCTCCAAGTACATGTCAAGCGTTTTTGGAGAAGACGGTGTTGAAAAGGTCGCGCGCGATAGATTTGAGGGAATGCAAAGAGTCTTCAATTGGAGAAAATCACTCAATTTGAATCTTTCGATTTCCGCACGTGGAGCAACCGAGGGTTTGTGGTATGTCGACTTTCTTCAAACGCCAAAATCTGGGTGGGAAGACATGATGATAGTTGCTCAGAGCCCAATCGAATTAATGATGGCAACAAAAACCCCAAAGAAAATTTTGTCGTTTAATGCCGACATTGCGCCAGCTCCATTTTTGCAAAAAAGAAAATTTCCAGACACCCAAATATGCTTTATCAATAATCAGTCTTTGTGGAATTTTGAGAAATTCATGCGCGACTACGTAGTGGACAATGACGGAGGGAAATATTACGATGTTGACTATTCTGTTGTTGATAGACCAGAAATAGGGACCGGTGATGCCCGTGATTTTGACATGATTTTTATGCAGTCTTTTGAATTTGGAACAGACAGCGATACTCTACAAAAATGCGTTGAGGCCCTCTCTCCTGGGGGTATTTTGCTAATTAACTCGAATAATAATTCGGGTAAACTGTACCGAGACGACTATTGGTTTCACCCAAATGACGAGATGCATAAAATATTACGGACTTTGGATGGACTGATGTTCCACGATTCCTCACTTTACGGGTTTACGGCTTTCATAAAGAATTAAGCCAATACCCCCATATTTGTGAATGCATGAGTATAAGCCAATTTGGTCTATACTTTGGTTTTATGGCAATCAATACTTTAGGTGAACAACCCCAAAAGGTAATTGAACACTACAAAAATCTGGCGCGTCTAATGCTCACAAACACCGGAGCCATTCCATTCTGGATTTATAGTCTTGAAGAGTTCGATGAAGAAGAGATTAATCACAGCGAAATCGTAGTTAATCTTGCTGAAATGCTTTGGGAAATAGAAGTACAAGTCTCCCAAGAAAATCCATAAAAAGATAAACAATTATGAAAATAATTGACTACTACCTAAACGATTTCATTTTAAATGAAATAGCAGAGTCTGTGGACTTCTTCCCGGGAGTAATGCAATCCGAGTCAAGGATTGCCAGTGAGGTCAACTCATATCACAACGAACAATCTAGCTGCTACGCCCCATATATGTTTTGGAACGGGTGGTGGTCATCGCCGGTGGATACGTTAAGAAAACGAGTAATCAAAAATATATGGGAGAGCAACCTTCCAGTGCCAATAGGGGAAGTTCTTGGGTTTGAGTACTGGACAAGGACTTTTGGGCCAGGTCAGTTTCTCGGTCCGCATGTAGACGAGGATACGTTCTTGTATCAAGATTCAAAAGTGCTTAATGGGCCAGAAATTGGATGCGTCTATTATGGGCCGTCGCAGGAAAAAGTTGTTGGGGGGTTCCTTGAATTGTTTGAATCAAAGCTTGTATTCGGGGAAAAAAACGCTCTTGAATGGGAAAATCTACAAACAAAACTAGACCCGATAGAACTTCGTGAAAGAATTGCCTTCAAAGAAAATAGATTAATAATATTTGACGCAGGTCGAGTAATCCATCAAACGACCCCATGCGTGTCTGGAATTAGAAACGTCATGGTTGTTAATGTATGGCTTAAATCAAACCCACCAGTGGATGTGACTAACTTTGTATATGAATGAGAAGTTTGAAAGAGTAAATCTAATCAACCTGGATGTATTCATAACCAGAATTGATTCAATAGATAACAAAAAACTTTTAGAAGAAATAGAGTCTTCTAGCCTAGAAATACAAAATAGAGAATCAAATTCAATCTTGGATAGTGGGTCTATCACCTACCATGCTAGCTACGAGGACAGAAAGCTCGATAAAACTCTTCCTGAATGTTCCATGCTTTCAATAAAGATAGAGGATGTCGTATCGCGCATAGTCGGTAAAAAAATGCTAATAACAGAGATATGGTCCTTGACCCTAAGTGCAGGGGAATCAGTATTTCCTCATAGCCACAAATCCAATACGCACATGCACCCGATGGATTACTACTCTGTTGCTTATTATCCAAACGCTCCTGCCGGTGGCTCAAAATTGTTTTTTGAAGCCTCATGGTGCGGAACAATGGAAAATTTAATCTCAATTTCTCCAGAGTCAGGAATGCTGGTAATTTTTAATTCATACATACGCCACATGACCGACAGACACCGTGTAAGCGAGAACCGCGTAGTTGTTAGTGCAAATCTGAGCCCAGAATACCCAAATACAGCGCCAGTTCCGGACTGGTCAGCCTATAACTAGGCTCCAAAAATTTACTATTATTTGACTATGCCTAGAGTGATGGAAAACTTGGGTGGTGGGGTAGTCGCGTTTCATGACGCCATTGTTGTTCCATCTGCTCAAGTAATAAAAGAAATAGATGACCTTTCTGAACAGTCAATAAAACTTCAGTATGAAATAGTTTTTGACGAACATGGAGTTCCGGTCCACGCAATAAATAAAAGCGGATTTATCTACGAGCTGGACGCGATAGCAAAAACGCCAATTAGGATTCAACAGCTATCGAATTCATTTTTTAGGGAATGCGAAGATGCTGCATACTCATGCCTGATGGAGTATGTCGAAATGTTTCCAGCAATACTCCAGTGCCTGTGGTGGAGGAGCGAAGGGCATGCACTAAAATACCCAACCGGCTCAAAGCTTGGATTTCACTGTGATAATGATGTGAACTACAGGTATGGGCAGATTCCCCAATTTGAACATGCCACTAGAAACGTAATAAGCGTAATTGTCTACATAAACAGCCATGTTGATAACGGGGTTAATGAACATAGTTTTTCCGGTGGGGAAATGGTTATACCGTATTTTGACCTCACCATAAAGCCAAAGAGCGGCACAATCCTATTTATGCCAGCCAACTACATGGGCGCTCACGAAATAATGGAAATAACATCAGGGTCTAGGTATTCGTATTTGATGTGGTTTGCACAAGGCTCACCGGACGAGCCAAAGGGAATATCCCCACAGGAGCCATCAGATTCACATAGGGAGCATGTAGGCGGTCAGTGGTGGATGCCAACTATAGTGGAAGACTATGAGAGATATCTTGTGGAAAAATATGGTAGCGACGGCAATATGCCAATCGGCGTCGCTCCATTTAAGTCAAGAAAAAATGACCATAAGCACTAATTGAAACATGCTATTCAACGACGTATCAGCGGAGCATCTTGGAGGCGGTGTCGTCGTGTTTCGCCACGCCATCGAACTTGACTGGGATAAAGCAAACCGAATCGCAAAAGAAATTGTCGACAGGGAAGTCGAGGAGATGTACCAGCCCGCAGTAAACCCAGATACCGGGCAGGAGGAATACGTAAATAAAAGCGGATACTTTTTCTCTAAAAATGGCATTGACAAAATGCCCAAAAGAGGCTCTAGGGTTCATCAGGACAGGCGGCCAGAGGTGGTCGAATTGTTCGAGTTTATTGAAGAGGCAAAAGATAAGTACCTTTACAAATATATGCACATGTTCCCATTGGCATTTAAGAACATTTGGTGGAAAGTAAAAGGCCACCTGGTGAACTACTCGTCCAGTTGTGGTGGATACATCGGGGAGCATAGTGATACGAGTGTTGATTATTTCTATGGGGTTCCACACCCACAGCACCAACTTGCCTCCAGAAACACTCTTTCATGTCTGGTTTATTTTGGGAACTGTGTTGACGGTTCTGAACTTAATGAATTCGGCGAATTCACCGGAGGGCACCACAAATTCACGTACCTTGATATCGATTATGTCCCAAAACGTGGAGATATCCTGATGTTTCCATCAAATTACATGGCGGCACATGAAGTAACTCCAGTCGAATCTGGAGACAGATATACCTACCTGGGTTGGTATGCCCACGGAACACCAAACCCCGAGGTTAACGAAGAGGTGGAGGACCCGTTGCTTAACCCGGAAAAAGCAGCTATTTCGTCAAACGTATATATCCCGTATATACGAGAAAAGTTTCTTGCCTATCTCGATTCGGTCAACGAAGATAAATCCTCCAAAACTTACAGACTGGCACTCGGTGAACACGCATGAAAATAATGCATCTAGGCTCTGGGATAGTTTTCATCAAAAACATCATCGACCTTACGGAAGATGACGAGAAGGAAATTAGGTCGCTTTTTTATTCAACGGCACCTCAGGGGTATTCGGTTGTAGATGGAAAAACGATTAGCGATGGCGGCTATGAATTTGATGAAATAGGCAAGGCAAAGGCCCCACTTCGATATACAGATATGTCCAAATTCGGGCTCGCAGAGAAGTTGCGTGGCGCAATATATCGTGGCGCGGTCGAGTATTGCAAGGTGTTTCCGGTTGCCGCAGAGTGCATAACCGGACACACGGATGGATACATGATTAGGTATGTTCCAGGAAACGACATGGGGCCGCACTCGGATTGCAATATTCCATACAAGCCTGGGACGCTCGAGCCACTAGTAATTAGCCCGGCATTCAATACCCTAACCACATCGATATTTTTAAATAATGACTATGAGGGCGGCGACGTAATGTTCCGAATCTGGGGGATAACTGTCAAACCAGAGATTGGCTCTGCGTTGATATATCCTTCAAATTTTATTGGATGTCACGAAGTTGGCGAAGTCACCGCAGGCGAAAGATGGGCATTTCTTAGCTGGTTCTACCACGGCAACGGCCAGGAGAATAAACCAAATGCCATGGAATGGGTCCAGCAGTTCAGGTCGGATGTCAGCTTTGGAAACGCAATGCAAAAAACGGTGCTCGTTGGAGAAGTCGACTAAAAAAGCCTGCCAAATTTGGTTCGGTTCAAAGACTTAGCCGATTCTGGGCAAATATGGGTTTTCCATAATCCATCAGAAAATAGAAGCTCTACAATTTTTGCCGATTTCCAATTTCCAGAAAGATACAGATTTCTTACATCCTCGCCACCACCCTGGTCATACCCAAGTGGATACCCCCTGAACAGGGCTTCGACATACTCGACATTTGCCGAGTCTGCAATGCGGGAAATATGTAATTCAGATGCCTCGCCATGAAGATTATTGCCATCCACATATATGCCTTTATACCCGAGCTCAGCGGCAATCTCTATTGTGTCTTCAGCTATCCCTCCCCTGCCAATACAAAACACGATTTGAGAAGAAGAAAATACGTCTTGAATTGATGGATGCTCTACTGTCCCAACCATTTCTCTTGCTGGGACAACGGTTGATTCGGAACGCCCAAAACCACTCCAGTGGACGACATGCCCTGCCGCAATCATGCTTGAGGCAATGGTTCTTCCCATTGCGCCCATAGATACTATGCCGACTTGTCGCATTGGTTAGCTCTTTATATTCAGCGGGTTGACGTAACCCTTTTCACCCTCAAGATTCCTGACCAATACATCGATACGATTTATATTTTCAGCAGAATCGGGATGCTGTAGGGATGAGTAATTTCTATATTTTTCATAGTCATCAAAAACTGTATCTATCCAGTGTGGCATGCACCAGGTCTGAACATCGCCGGGCTCTAAAACCTCAATTCGCGAATTAACATCTGGACTTCCCTGGGAAAAGAATTCGAGGTAGGCATATCTCGTGCCGCCGGTGACAGTGTTTACCCCATGCGAAGCAACGTAATTTGTAGGGAAAATTACGATGTCTCCCCGCTTTGCCTTGTGTGATATTCCCAAATATGGGAAATACAGTTCTCCACCGCTGTAATTGGTGCCATCCAGCTCCTCTGTGGTTTCAACACAGTCATTGATGTAGAGGAGTACGGCAACTGTTTGGCGAGCACCAACCTGACCGTATGGGATATACCGCTCCCCTCCAGTGGCTCTGTAGTTCGTGTCGTTGTCGTTGTGAAGACCAAGATACTTGCCCTTGTCGTACCTCAGTACGTGTCCCCGGTTTCTCCACCATATGGTTCCAACCACAAGAGGGAACAGGTCGATGTATTTCATTAACGACTTGTAGATTGAGTCTTCCCATGAGCGAAAAATATCGACAACATTCTGCTCGGTAGAGTCTTGTACCGGCTCAAGAACTCTGACTGGAACTGCCTCTACTTGGTCTATTGAGAATTTGTTGCCGTCTTCGTTTTTTGCATAGACAACACCGTTTACATCAATGTCGTATTTCCATCTTTGCTGGTGGGCGGCTAATGCATTCTTGTCAATCCAGGACGACATGAGAGGTAGGTCGACATTTACGGCGTCGTGGAAAACAACAACCCCTCCGCCGAGGTCGGTAAACTTGAGGTTGAATATTTCCTCAAGGACCTCATCGGTCATTTCTGGAGTATCTACTTCATATCGTTTCAATTTGATTCACCTCTTGCGCAATGTGTGTTTCGCCGTACTGCGTTACACATCTATTCTGGAACACGGGATTGGCTCCCAGTTCCAAGTCTGGCGTTGGGTGTGACCAAATTGAGTACTCTGATTTGCAATAGCGCTCGTAGTCATCATAGATGTCATCGAACCAAACTGGCTCACACCATTGATAGCTTGAATCTTTTTCTTTAATTCTGATATTTGCCTGAGCGTCGGTTCCACCTTGGCCAAAGAATGATAGGTAGGCATACCTAACACCACCCTCCATTTTGGTCACTCCATGGGCACAAATGTAGTTTGTTGGGAACATGATTATGTCCCCCTTTTGTGGCTTGTAGTCGATTCCAAGATAAGCAAACTTTAGGTGCCCGCCGGCAAAATTCGTTCCGTCCAATTCTTCTTTGGCGTCAACACAATCATTGAAATATGCAAGAGCACCTGCGGTTTGCCTGAGAGCAACCTGCCCTCTGGGCATGTATCTGACGCCCTGGGTGACCTTATAGTTTGTGTCGTTGTCCTGGTGCCAGCCCAGGATGCCGCCTCCCTCGTATCTGAGCACATGCCCCCTGGTTCTCCACCATAGGCTCCCGACTATGAGCGGGAACATGTCTGTATATCTGATTAGGCACTTATAAATGGCGTTTTCAAGCTCTGTAAAGTACGCCCTGGTATATTCATCGGTTTCGTCATTAACGGGCTCCAGAAGCCTCACAGGCGCGTCTGGGACGTCTTCTAGGCGATACCTGAAGCCGTCTTCGTTTATGCCGTATTCGACCCCATCTTCGCCAGTCACATACTCCCATCTCGACTCATGTGCCTTGGCCGCGCATTCGTCAATATGTTGCAAGATTCTTTCGTCAACAATAAATGCGTTCTTGAATACAACAATCCCGTTTCCAAGGTCCTCCACTACGAGTTGCGATATTTCCAAGAGTTCCTTGTCGCCAATTATCGGTGTTGACGGCATTCCCATAATCAACCGACCAAAAAGGAAACTGCTTCCATGACCGTCCATGAAGAACCAGCAGCAAGTGGTTTTGTTGCAAGTGGCAGGTCAGCCCAGTTAAATCTTCCGACTTGTTGCCCGTCTCGACTTACTAGAAACTTTTCATAGTTATGGGGGATTCGCATTATTGCTTGTCCTGCAAGATTTTGCCCAACAGCGGCATTGTGTGAACCATCAGCTTTGTTGTCGTCAAAGGAACGAACTAGGTCGCCTTTAACAAAGCTCCAAATTTTGTGTTCGTTTGGTCCGTTAACCTCTATCTTCTCGGTGATTGGAAAAGAAACAAACGGGTAGGCCTCGGAAACAAACTGCGAAATTTGCTCATTTGGAGATGGCTCCATTTCCCCAAATTGGTTACACGGAAACGCAACCACACTAAATCCCTTATCGGCAAACTTTTCATGAAGTTGCTGCAACTCCCATAGCTGCCGAGATGCCCGAGCGTACGACCAAACTGGACTACATTTTGGCGAGTATCCAGCCTTGGATACAATGTTCACAAACAGGCAGACTTTCCCGCGGACTAAGTCCATCACATTGTGTGAACCGTCGACAGATGTGATTGGGATATCAAAAACAGAACGATGACTCATATTTTCACCCCCTGAAGAGCTATAACCGCATATTCGCCAATTTTTGCAGTTCCGCTAAGTGATTTACCCGAGGACTGAAAATCCATTACAAAATCCACGCTCATCGGTATTTCCGTCCGTCCGGAAATGCTCACAACAATCAAATCGTCTTGTTTGGTTATTTGCGCACCGCTGAAAGCAACAGACCCCCGGTCATGCGAAATGGCACCAGAGCCAGCGCCATATAGGCGCAGGTTGTAGGTTTCTTTGCCAAGGGGCGATGTGGCTGTTATGAACCAAATTCCAATTAAATCCATAAACGGATACTAGCACTCCGTCCGCTTGTCATAAATCCCATATTGGGGCTTAGCGGAAGGACGTATTGCTATTCTGGCGCTTGTTCAGATGCCGCTTTTTGAGCAAGATAATTTCTGTATTGTCCGTCAAAAACACGGTAATACATTCCGGCGTTTTGATATGCGGTCAGTCGCACGCTGTAGGGCTGCGAATTCATATCCTCAATCAACGCCTCTGACCAGCCCTGGGCAGCGGCAATCATCCCATTCGCTATGTGAACTTTTAGCTCCGGGATAAATGTGTCATGTGCTTCCGCTATTTCAATCAGTTCTGGAACTTCCTGAAGAGTGAGTATTGCATCTTCAGTCTTAATTAGCGGACCGTTTGCTGTTGCAATGATTTCAAATGACATGGTTTACCACTTTCCCAAAGGGCATGAAGCCGATTTGATTGTTGTTTTTATTTTCATAAAACACTTGCATTCTTTGCACTGCATTGTGGGCTTAAACAGCCGAGGGCAAGCGCGACAAATTTCAAGGCGTTTTGCCGCATAGGAGAGAACATTGTTGCCGTCTGTCATGGGACTTGAGTATACACAAAATTGTCCACAGACGATGACTGCGCAACCGATGCCTGAGCTATCGCGACACCGTGCTTTTTCCCTCTATTTGCGCCTGTTGCGGTGACATTCGCTGATATCGTCCCACCTGCAGAACCGGGGGCACTAAGCGATATGGATTCTCCATTCGTAGTTATCGTGATTGATGTTGGTCTTGTTGGGTAGCTAGCAGCGTCATTAGCTCCGACCGTCTGGGAATAGGAAACCGAGGGTGTAGAGACTGTTGTCACAACCCCATTTTCCGACTTGCGAATTGGGGCGCTCATTACATATGTCCATGTTCGTGTTTCTGGATAATTTACGGTTTGCGTTTCATATTGAGGAACCGGACCGGCATTTGCGCACTGACCCGGGCATCCGCCGTCGTTTACTCCATTTGCCAAGCAGCAGTTACAAATTACTTCAGCTGTGCACGATGGCGGGGTTGCTGGTTGTGTAACCACATATGAACAGCAGCAGGTGCTTCCGCAGTCTGGATTTCCAGGACCGTAGAAACTAGACACATAAGGTGCACAGTTTGGGTCAGTGTCGAAGCACTGATAACCGTATACGTCGTAATACGCTCCTTGTTCGGGGGTTCCGCCAGTTGCGGATGTGCAGCAAACGCTATAGCAGGTTCCGGCATATGGTGGGGCGCTTGAATCGAGGTTATAGTACGGCCCACGAACGGAAATTCCATAAACAGTTCCGCCAGCACTTCCGCCGCAAGCATTGCCGACAAACACCTGAGTTGTTCCAGAAAATGCCGGGTTCTGCACACTCGACTGGGTCATATTCGTTGTTGCTGACCACCAGTTGTCAGCATCAACCACCCAAAATGAAACGCCCCATCCGTCCCCAGAACCCGAGACTCCGTCGACTTTAACTGTTGCGTTTTTGTTATTTATTTTTAATATTGCAATTGGATTTCCAGACGCGCTTGATACAGCGGCCAGCCTGTTGCTAACAATTTCCCAGTCGCCCTTGAGCTCAACCCAATTTCGACCAGCGGCCGTTATGTCAGTGCTGTTTGTGCGATTGAAGTCGTCTGACGTGCTTACGAGTATTTTTCCCCCGCTCGCATCAATAATTCCAGGAATCATGACGTTATATTACCGATTAAGACCCACGTGTTTGAGGCTCGCTTTATCAGCGTTCCAGCTGCCCATATGCCGTTTAGCTTGAATTGGTTATCGTAGGCATTTAATGTTACTCCGCCCGCCCCAACGACGGTGACCTGGCCTGTATTTGTTTGCAACAGGTCTATTCGGTCTCCAATAGCAAAAGCCACGCTCGACTCAAGTGGTATTGTTACCGTTATTGATGATGTATTGCTGAGCTCAACCAGTCCGCCCAAATCACTTAGGGCAAGCGTATAAGTTGTGCCAGTTTGTTGATTTTGACTAGAACGAAAACCAGCCCTGGGGGCCCCTGATGCAAGGTCTGTTGTTGTGATTGAATTTGAAAGATTTAATTTGCTATATACAATTGCCGCAGATGAGTTTATGTCAGCGTTTACGATTTTGTCAGCCGCAATCTGTACGTTCCCGGTGTCGTCAATTGTGACGTCACCACTTACGGCTGTTGATGTTGGAACTCCAGACGCATTATGAACCACTATGTGACCAGCAGTTCCTGTAGCCAGTTTTGATAGCGCTATTCCAGCTGATGCATTTATATCAGCATTAACAATCGTGCCATCAAGGATTTTTGCTGAGGTAATTGAACCATCAGCAATATCCGCGGCAATGATTGTTCCGTCAGCAATCTTTGCAGCCGTTATTGAGCCGTCTGGTATAAACCCAGATGTGGTCCCAACGAGTGCCCATGTGTTCGTGGCCCTGTTGATAAGGGTTACTTTCTGCCACTGAGTATTTATCGCTGAAATTCCAGATGGGGATGAAATTGTCACACCTGCAGCCCCAGAAATATTCACCGTTCCGGTCGAGGCATTTAGCATTTCAATTGTGTCACCAACTTCAAATGCCACAGAAGCATATGCTGGAACCGTCAAGGTCACTGTTCCAGCATTTTGGAACTCAACCAAAAGACCCCTATCCGAAAGCTGGAGGGTGTAGCTCGTTCCAGTTTGAACGTTACGCGTGTAGTTGTAGTCGTTGCCCTGAAGCGTGTTCATCTGACTCGCGGTCAGCGTTTGTCCAGCAACAAATGTTTGAATTGCCATAGCTAATTTCTCCTACCCCTCGAAAGATTATAGTTCATAAAAATAAGACAACCGTTGATGTTCATTCTTCTCCGCCGCTCATCGACCTGAATTCACCAGAACTAACAACAGATTGTGCATATCTAAGCATCCCGTCTGCTGTCCAGGGGGTTAAATCTGATGACATCGAGACAAATAACTCACTACTGTCTTCATCTGCTATTTCTGCGACAATCACAAAATTAGTGATAAGTCTTGACGGAAGAACATCTCGCAACATCGATTCGAAGATGTCTCTAATTTGCTCATCGTGCTGTTCGTTCCTCATGTTCAGCCAATCAGTTCATGTCTAATCGCTGTGCCGAGTGGTCGTGCTTGCTCGACTGCTTCTAGTACAAGTTGTGAGGACTCGCCTATGTCTTCTGGTCCGAGTGCGCCGAACGTTTCATACCAGTATGTTTGTAGGTTGACAACAAAAGGTTCTTGGCTGTAATCAAATGTGGTATTTACATATTCTGTTCCAATGAGCATAAGTTTTGTTGCTTCTACAACGGCTGGAAGTGAGCCAGCATTTCGTCCGTAGTATCCGTTGTGCATTTGCCATCTAAGAAGCGTTTCTTGCTCTGCTGTTGTTAGCGCTGGAGGGTTTAGCTCGGTGTAGCTGGTAAGGCGGAGTACGTTACCAGAGTCAAGAGCGCTCGAATCAAGAACAAATGGGTCCGCCTCAATATCAACAGAAGAGTTAAATCTCAATAGTGGACGAGTCCCATTAAACTTACACATCCACAATAGTGTGCTTAGTGTTGCGACGTCATGGTCAACCAGTGAGCTCTTTGTGTCATCGTCCAACTCATCGTATCCATCGTCAACGTCTAGGTAAACGATGTCGCGAGTGATTTCATAGGTTTCACCAAGACCAAGGCTTGCAACATCGATGAATCTCAATAATGGAACATCTGGGTTTGATTCTGTTTCTGCATCGATGTCTGTAAATACTTGCGGAATTCTTGTTGCGACCAGTTGAACTGCTGGGTTTTGAGTAAAAAAGTCATACTTTTGATAAATGGCAGGCATCGTAAAATAAAACTTTTCGGATGGATTTGTCGGCTCGAAGTCGATTTGGACCGAAATAGTCGGAGTACCTGTTGGCTCATCGATAGCAATTGAATTAGACCTAAATATAAACCACTGCGGCGACAATATTCCGGGTGCGTTTACAGCTGCAGCAGACTCTTGCGCATTGACGGCCGTAACAACAGTGTTTGCCGAAACTGAGCTTTCGTCAGTTAGGGTAGTCGTTACGGTTCCACCCGAAGGAATTTTTAGAGCAAAAATCAAAACCATCGGCGCATTGGAGTCCGTGGTGTTTAGCTGAATATCGTTGAGGGTTATTGAACCAACGGTGTTTCCTGTGGAAATAGATAGTTCAAGCTGCTTGAAATCAGTTCCTGGCGCCAATTCAGAGATTAGGATTTCGCCAACATCTATATCTGATGTTTGCCACTGTCCATCACCGTTAGCAGCATTAAGAAATTTCGCAGCACTGGTAAGACGATTTGTAACGCCGGCCATCTTAAATCACTACTACCTCAACACTCGCCCGTGGCATCACGCCAAGGTGGAGGATTGTGTAGCCAATTAAATTGATGCCGTCATTCAATGTGGACACGAGATTTTGATTTCCCGCCCGAACAGAGCCATATGTGTAGCTAGGTATTGTTGGCGTAACGCTGAATACATAATCAACACCTTCCACCCTGCTCGCCCTGACAACTATGTCGAATATTCTGACCACGGTATCCCAGTCGGGCCAATTCGGAAGAGAAATATACGATTCGAGCTCATCTGACACGTTCTGCGCAACGGTTGTTTCGTTGAACTCTGGGGCAACCGAGATTGTCACCGTTAGATTAATGTCGACTGGATACGCATCAAGAATTTCGAAAGAGAGACCAGCCGTTATCCTGTCAGCTATTTCTGTGTACATCGTTTCTTTTGTGCTGTCTGGGATTGGATTTCCGACAGAGTCACAAGTAAATATCGCAAAATAACCAGGAGAGTCGCCCTGTCTGCCGGTTTCAAGAGAGTCCATCGAAACTACCTTCAATGGACCGTGCGAGCCAGAAGAGCTGACTGCGTCAGTATAAGTAATGCTTGCGCTGCCGGCTGATGCGCCAACATAGAGACCGGTTGGCATTGTGTCAGCAAACGAAGAGTCTCCGTAGTAATCCGGAGATGCAACAAGGAATAAATCAGAATCAATTTCGTTTGATAGCGATATAAAGTCATCACTAGTGCTTACGGTGGCATTGAAATTATCCTTAAACCCGTTAATTTCTTCATCTGTGGGCTCGTACACATAGGCCCTGGTTAGGTCGTAGACCTTACACCTATGCACTTCTGGGTATTGAGAAAGAATAAATCGTTCGACTTGTCTTGCTGTTGTGAGCGTCGATGAGAGCGATTCAAGCTGAGTTGTTCCTCTGTTGAAATATTCAACTTCAGTTTCGGCTCTTGCTCCCTGGGTCACCAAAGAGGATGTGACAACTGAGATGATTTCGTTGCTTGGCTGCCCAAGCGTCAATTCGGTTCCGGACGGTATGTTTGGAATAATTCCAGATACTTGAGACCTGGCTGTTACCGACACAGATGAAGAGTTGGATTCTGCCGTTACCAAACCAACGGTTTCGAAGGGATACTGAACAAGGACATCGCCATCCGTAGTCTCAAAGACAACAATTGTTTCGGCGGGTACGGATAGTCCATTTTCTGCCAATTCAATATCAAGGGTCACGGAGCCGAATGTCGCCTCTTTTCTAATTATGCCCATGTATTTCAGGACACCCTCCATCAGGCCGTCAGGTAGACGGTTGATGTTGGCGAGTGTTATTGCGGCTATATATGCGTTTGCCTGAATAATTGCATCTTCGACTGTTCCTGCTCTTGGCGCGAATTCGGGAAGCGCAAGGCGAGCGTATTCGACCGCCTCGTTATACAGGTCGTCTGGCTGCTTGTCATTTATTGTTAGGTCTATGTATTGTGAAAAGTCTGGGGACGGCATGTGATTATCTTTCGTGGACGAAATCGACTATTACACGAGCTGTGCCAGTGTCCTTAGCCACTTCCTGCTTTATCGTCGTTATCTGAATCTCTGGCCAAAATTTAGATATTGTGTATCTTAATTCAGATTCTCTGAAATCAAGAAATGTCGAGTCCTTGACTCCATAGGTAATTTCCAGTGGAAGCTCACCCTTTTCAATCCGACACGTCAACGCAATTACCTGTGAGTAAAACGGGCGCGTGAATTCTTCAAGGACAGCAACTCGTCCTTTATCAAAAGAAAGCGGAAGTTTTATAGTGTCCATAAGCGCCTAATCGAAGTTGTTGTCAACGTATGCTTTTAAGGTTTCAATAGCTGAATCAACGTAATTTTTGTTCGCCGCATCTGTATTTGCGACTGGCAAATCAACGTCCTTTATAATTTTACTCTCTGTCTTCTTCCCCAATATGACGACCTCGTCAAAACGGTTGTCAAGGAAACCACACAAAACTCTTTGACCAAGAACTGGATATCCAGTAAATACTGCACATGGGCCAAAGGTTGTTTGCGGCGCTATTCCTGGTATTTGAACAAATATCCCGCCAGTTACGCGAACGACTTTTCCAATATAAAGACCCCCAAGCTTCGGTTTCCTGGAGGAGGCTTTATTCGGATTTGAAAATCGCTCAGTTGGGTCGTAAAGCATTGTTTATTTAAAACTTCCTGGGAGTGTTCCGGCCTTTGTCTTCAGAGGCTTTCCTTTTTGGTCCTTTGGTTCTTCTGGTGTTCTAAAAGACACTTGGGCCGGTGTTGGGGAGCCTTCGGAAAATGTTACATCAGTTATTAGATATCCACCGGCAAAGTATGTCGGATATGGTCCGCACACCGCGGTATGGCCGGGCCTAAGTGCACCCCCCTGGGGCATCAGCACGTTGCACGAACCGCTCGCGGCAAGAGGTTCGTTATCTGAGCTTGTGAAGTCATGCCAAGTTTCGAGTTCAAATACTTCAGAAGCTGGCACGGTTAGATGTCCAAGATTCGTATTTGCTCCAGTTTCCCCAGGCAAAAACAACAATGGAACAAACTTTTTTGGCGGAGTCTCAGAAGTAGAACTACTCCCAAATTTCCACAGCAACCACTCTTGTTGCGCGTATACGAGGACGCCATCAACTTCAAAAACAACAAATTGATTATCCCCGGCCGTTCTGGTTAGCACATCCCAAACGGATTCTTCTCCATCGCTGCTTCTTGCCTTGAATGTAGATTTGGTCTTAGCGGACCGCTGGCCGACAAATTGCAATCCAAATTTTCTTGCTGCGTTTGCGGCGTACTCATACCCGGAGCCACCAGTTACGGAGCCAGGTCTCTTGTCTCTGCGCATTTGCTGAATTGCCTTATTTCGCGCTTTTACTATTACTGTTGGCGAACCGCCAGGACCTGGACGTACACTGACTTCTGCAATCTCATACCTTCGTCCACGGTATGAAACGTCTCTTCGAATTACAAAGTAATTATTCTCGAACATTTTGTAGTCGTTGTCTAGAACCTCAAAAGAAATTTCAGGATTCAGGTCCATTGAATAACTGACGTTGATTGACAGTAGGTTTTCTGCAAATGTATCTGCCGCAGTGCCAAATAGGTCCGTCAGCTGCAGTATGCCGCCAAGGTTTCGTTTTGCTGGGTCCTCGATTTGGTCTACAGGAAACCAGGTTTTATCGCCAACCAAATAATCTGGATTGTTGGCTATTTGTGTTTTGTAGCGGACAGACTCCTGTGCACTTAGCGCCTTTGCGTACGCATTTGCAGCTCTCGGAGTTGCGAATTTCCCAAGGTGTCTGCCGGTAGACGCATAAATTGATTTTGCATTTTTATCGGTAAGTTTTTCGCCGTCATCAGAAATCGTTGGAATAATTACATGAACGAGAGTTTTATCTGACAGCGTCTCACTAATTGTTATTGAAATTAATGTGGCTATCGAACCATTCTTTAGCTTTACAATTGGCCTTAGGTTCAGGTTGATATTACCGTAGGCAATAACATTTGCAGCTGATATCCCTACGGATTCAGCGGTTGGGTATTCCGGTCTCTTTTCAGCCATGAATTAAATCACTATTGTCTATCTTTGCCGTCGGCCGTTAACCTGGCGAGAGCCATTTGGTACCAGCGGACACCTTCTATGTCCCCCGCTGCCCTTGCTGTCGCTAAGTTTCTTATTATTTCGGCGACATCGTCAGGGTTATTTCCAGCTGGGGGTGTCTTGGGTGGTTTCCCTGGTGGCTTTATTTTCCCGTATTTGAATCTTGGAAGCAGTATCATTTTCTGAGTTCTTGGTCTAAATTCAACAAGAGACATCGTGCACTGAGCCGCCGTAGTTGCTCCATCTGCGTTTATTCGAGTATGTGAAAAGGAAATATTATCTATATACCAAAGTGGTGTTGCCAGAGCATCATGAACGTTGTCAAAATCTACAGGAACTCCATAGTTTGCTATTTCATGCAACAGCGTTAGGTCCTTATCTATAGGCAACGAAAAACCATCAAGAGCATCAGCAATAACAAACTCAAAAGATGCTCGTAGTGCTTTCCCACCCGTCACGTCAATTACCGGGGTCGAATACGGGCGATTTATTTCATTCAGAGTTACTCCATATCCATCATGGGTAAATGTAGATGGCGGGAAAGTAAACTCATAAGACAAATAAGGGGCAACGGCTTGTCTCATGCTTCGTTTTCTTGCCATAAAGAGGTTCGATGGGGCGGAGCGAGCAATTCTGGTAAGTCTGGCAAATTCTGCCGAGTCAACTACCTGTCTCCCTGATATTGCAATAGGCATTACGACCTCTGTTTCCAGTTCTTCTGCATCTTCATAATCTCCTGCGCAACTGCGCGCGCCGTTGCCTGCGCATCACCGCCGCCATTAACCGTGATGTTATAAGTATCACCCTCGTAGCTTGTGTTGCTTCCACCACCGCTCATTTTTGCGAGCATGGAAGTGGATGTGTCGCCCATGGGTCCTGGTGGTGGGACTACATGCAGGTGGCGAGAACCGCCGCCTCCATGGAATTCGGCAAATCCGCCGGCCGACTTAATTAATCCTGCGTATTGTCCAAGATTCTGACCAACTAGGTCATAAGCGTTCCCTGTTGCGTGGTCCGAACTTGGAGAACCAAGATTGAAGTCGCGGAGTGAGCTCGTTACTGTTCTCTTTCCGGTAATCATGCTGTCGAATGAGCTGTGTCTGCTCATTGTTCTGCGCAGGTTTTTTGAAGTACTTGTATCCCCAAATTGTCCAGCTTTAGGAGTTGATGTATCTCCCATTGATACGAGTCTTAAAAGTTTTCCGCTTGCGTCTAATTCTGCCTCAAAACCTCCGCTCCACCAGCTCGGCGCCGTATCCCACCAGTCGGGTGTGTCACTCGCCTCAAAGAAACCAGATTTGATTGCGTCCATAAATCCCTGTCGCATTGTTTCTGCTTCAGCTGATAGGACTTTCGCAAATGGGTCAAGCTGGCC